AAAAGATTCTGCAACTGGTGCTTGAACCGCAGCTTGAGCAGGCATTTGAGTTGGCATCGCTTGCATAGGCGCAGCAACCGACTGGGTGGGTTGTTGTGTAACTGGCTCTGCTGTCGGCATAACTCGTTTTTCAGGCAAATTAACGCCAACTAAATTCATTATGTCACGCTGACGATTGTAATCAATGTCTTTGCGTGATTCGTCTAATTCTTCTAGTTGTTTTGATCCCGCATATACCTGCAAAATTTTTGCAAGCCCCGACAATGGAGAAATAGGCGCTTGATACCCTTGAAAACTATTGATTTCCAAAGGTTGAAACGCTTGTTGTTGCATCATCATTGCCATTCGCTCTCGACGCTGGAGAGCTTGAGCATCTAGTGCATACGGATCATAAGCCATGATTTAACCTGTGTAATTATTTGCAGTAAATTGCGGAGCTTGAGCATTACTTTGGTCAAACATACCGCCAGTCTGAGCTTGACCAAGTTTTAAACGAGCCATGTAATCTTGCATATCTTGCATTTGATTTTGTTGGTTCATTTTGCCGTACATACTCATAGCGTTTTGTGCGCCAGACATTGGGTTTTGCATTTGCGGCATTTGCCCCATGTCTTGACCTTGCAGCTGAGTCGGTTGGGCTTGCTGTTGCAGCATCTGAGCCATTTTCTGCTGCGGAGTCATATTGACATATTGGTTAAGCATTATAGTTTCCCGTAATTAACCATCATATAGCCGCTTGAGTGCGGAACAATTGCATCTGGCATTACTTTAGCCACTTCGTCTGCCATTACGCCACGCTCACGATTGCCAAAAATGTCGTACTCATAAATACCAATTCCTAATGGGTGAGTACCAATTTGTACGATATTTGATTTTAAACGCCTATCAGAGAATTTCGGTGCAAACATTGCTGCCGTTCCAAGCGCACTAAACAACCCCTGAGTTGTTGCGTTGTTAGCCGCTTGTTGAATACCGTACCTTTGCATATCCGCTTGATTTTGTGCTTGCGTACCCGCAAAGGTTGGTGCTGGTGCAACGCTAGTACCTTGATAGCCTTGGAATTGTGGTAACTGGATTTGCGACCCGCCCATAAGCCCAATAACTTCGTTAATCGGTTGCGAACGTAATGCCAAATCTTGCGCCAGTTGCTGTTGCTGTGCGGTATTTTGAAACTGAGCTTTGTTAAGACCTTGAGCAAATTGTGTGCCTTGACTCTGCATCCCTTGACCAAAATTCTGACCCATTGCAGTGTTGTACAACCCTGCGCCTGCTAACTGAGCTTGATTGCCAAACGTGCCAAGCCCAAGCAACTCATTGACGGTTTGATTGCGAGCTGCCATGTCAAGGTTAATGCCTTGCAACGCAGCTTGGTTATACAAATCGTTTTTGCTCATCTCACGATTACGAAACGCTTTGTCGTAGGCTTCTGTGCCAGGCGCCAGACCTTGATTTGCTAATTGCTGCCTAAAAGACACATCGCCAGATTCAATTGTTGGGTTTAAGCGTTGCAGAATTAGCTCTTGCGCTGTTGTTCCTGCGTTAATTGGCATTGCTGCTGCGCCGCTTGTGTCAATTGAATATTGCAATGGCACATTTGTTTTTGCCATAAAATCAGACGCAAGAGGAACAGCACCATAACCGCCAAAATCTTTTTTAATATCAGTCGATGTTGGGACAAACGGTTTTGATAACGTGTCGTAAGCATTTGAAATGCCACGTTCGCCAAGATTAGCTAAAGCAGTCTGAACACGTTGTTGCGAATCTAAAGTTTGTTGCGCTTGTGGGGTAAGTGTTTGGGTAATAGTTGGCTGACCGCCGCCAGTCATAAAACCTTCACGGGTTGGCGCAGCACCTCGTTTTGCTTGTGCAGCATCGTAGCCTGCTTGGTCAAAATATGTGTAATCAGTGCCAGAATCACCAGCACCACCGCCTGTTTGATAATACTGATTACGGTCTACATTGCCAGCGTTATATTTAGCCAGCGCCGTTTCAAATCCAGATTGGTCAAATGTTGGGCTTGAATAGGTAACAGTCTGATTCCCAAATGGCGTAATCATATTTGGGTTTGACATAATGTTTGATTGTCTAGCCGCCGCAAGGTTATCAATGCCTTGCTGCCTGGCTGCGCCGACATAATCCGGTGTTGGTGGTGCTGATGCTGATTTACCCATTTTCTACTCCAAGAAATCGGCAATTTTCTCGTGCCAATGTCAAAAATATAATATCGCCATCCGGTACTGCATCCTTAACCCTTGCTTCTTCTACAAAACCCATTTTCGTAACTAATTTTAGGCTTTTTGCATGGGTACTGCTTACCGGAACAATAATCTTTTTTACTTTGCAAAACTTAAAAGGGTAGTCAAATATTGCCTTTAAATACCCTTTTGTCATACGTCCTTCAATTGCTATGTGGCACACAATCGAGGCTTTATTCCAATTCTCGTAAATCACACCTGCGATAATCTGACCATCACGCTCTAAACCAATTGCTTGCGAACCTTCCGCAAAATACTTACCTTGCACTCGATCCGCAACCCAATGGCCTACTTCAGCGCCCTGGACTATATGCCAGGCCATCCTTGTTGGTAAACAATGTCCGTCGATGCCCATAGAATTGTGATTCCTTGAGAGGCAGATTTAAACTGTGTGCCAGCGCAATATCCGATCCCGGTTACGCCTTGCCAATTGTTTGTAATTACCGTGTCTGTAGACCAATAGTCTACATCCCACAGCGCAGTGTCCCATTTAGCATTTATTTGTGGACTAAAGCTAAGTGCCGCAGTCGTATCTGCTAGGTCAAAATCAATGTTTAATCCAATGAAAATTGACGGTGTGCCGTTAGTAAAGATTGACGGTCTAGCTCTTGTAAAATACTTTTTTACTCCACGAGCATCAAAGTAATTAAACGCTTGCAACGCATAAGCGTCAATGTCGCTTACATCATCAGCAAAGTTGTCATCCCACGCATGAGCGACAAATCCGTTGCCACCCCAATACGATTCATTATTAAAAATTACCCAACAATTAGCGTATTGACCCGTAAAATTGCACCATGCTTTTGTAATGTTATTCATTACATATTGCTGTTGTTGACCCTCAGCAATAGGCACATTGACCGTTAAAGCATTGCGTTGCGGATCAAAAGTAATGTCCCACCCAAAATTACCGCCATATTGTTGCGTTGCGGCATTAAATGCGCCTTGAATTTTGTCAGATAAGGCAATTCTTGGATCAAGCCTAGATGATTGCAAACTCGCCGCTAGTGGGTAAAGACCGTTATAAGTCAATATCAGTATGTCACCGCCGTACTTCATTAAACAACGCTTGCCAACGGGCTTACCAAGCCTCCAAACGCCTACTAGCGCCCACTTTGTAGCGTCTGATGGGTCAGTGCCACTCCAGACAATTACCTCGCCATTGGACGTTATAAACACCAAGTTATCGTCTACTCCATAACCTGCATCAAGCGTCCAAGTTCCCACAGCGACTAAGTACCCACCAAGTTGAGCAACCGAACTCATGTCAATTGCCGCAGCTGCGCCTGCAATGCTTAAAGTCGGCAAATACCATGCTTTAAGAGTCGAGGCTTGCGTAAACCACACTTGGTTTTTAAAGATAGTAATGTTGCTTAAAGTGCTTGCAGTCACGCCTGTAATAGTTGGATTTGTCCAAACCGAACCGTCATACAGTAATGGCGCATCAACGCCATTGACCGCCATGATGTAGCCGCCAGCAGGAGTTGTGACGTTTATGTATTCCCACTTTGCGTTACTCAAACCCGTTTTGACAGCAGCGCCAACCGCACCGCCCGCCGTACAGTCATAAATTGATGTAACTGCAATCGCAAACAGTTTGTTAGTCGCACCGCTTGAGTACGACATAAGCGTTTGAACTTGACCTGTAATGCCTGTTGAGTATTTTGTGTAACCGCCACGCAATACCACATTGTTGACAGTCGGAAAGAAATTGGTTAACTGGACAGCATCAAGCGTATCCATGTTTGCAATCGAATCACGCACGTTCCAACCGCCAATCGGGGATGGTAGCGACTGAACACGAGCTGCTGTGCCTTGAACAAGTCGGCTTGCCATTAGTTTGTCCCGTAGCCAGTATCAGGTATGTTGTCGTAGCCGATCAAGACCGTGCCTGGGCGTGGTGCAAACGACAAGTTAGCTGCCGAAGTATCCTGCGCCCGAACAATCTCAAATTCCTCGATATAGTTGCGATACATCGCCGTAGTATCAAAGCCTTTAGCTTCAAAATACTTCAGCTTTGTAGCCAATACCATCAGCCGATCAGGATAAATACAGGTATCCGTGTCGGCAGTAAATGAATTCTTGACTACGCCAGTATCGGATTCTGCCCAACCTTTCGAGCGATATTCGTAGCCCAAAAGCTCATTTGTGGAAACGCCAGGCCAAATTTGAAAGTATTTGCCAAGCAAGCGCCAACGAATCCGTGGGCCAGTCGAGATAAATCCTGATAACAACCATTCCCATTGCTGTGGGCTTTCTGGCCCTAGCATTTCCCAATGTTTGGATTTGTCCCAATGGGTGCGTGGCACAGTTGATTCGTAGTCTGAAGGCAAATCATATTTCACTTTTTCAAAAGTGATTGAAGTGCCAACATATGTCCCTGTGGAGGGTAGATTAACGGTAACTTGCGTTGCTGAATCAACAGATTCAATGTAACAAGCATTAGAAATGCCATTGCCCACGACTTGATACGTTGTATCTAGCCCCGCAGTTGATGGGATGTTGGTAATCGTGTATGTGTTTTCAACCACATCGCCCGTTGTTACGGTAAAGACTGTGGTGAATGTGTGTTGTTTGGTTAATTCCCGCCAGTCATGCTTTCGCAAGAATTCATAACCAGCAGCGTTCATCAACGCCAAGATTTGAATTACATCTTGGTTCGTGTTCGATGCCACAGTAGTTGGCGTTGATACACCCAATTCATTGGTAACTTGGGTGACTAGCTGTAGCATCGTTGATGACATTTATTCCTCTTTTTTTGGCCTCCCAACCTTCTTTTCAGACAACTGAGACATCAAAGCCGCCATTTGCTCTTTTAATTCAGCAAGTTCTTGCTTCGTAGTTTCAATCTCATTTTGATTAGAAGATTGGTTTTTAACTTGTAAATACCGCCTTGCCTGCTCTCGCAAGCCCATCGCACCCATTCCAACCCTTTGCAATTGGTTATCGGTAGCTGTGGCAACTTGCTCAACGGTCTGGAACTTAAAGATTTGCAATTCTGCCATCTGCATATCGTTAAAGTTTTCAGGATCGTCTTTTACCCATTGACTTAAAGGCACACCAATAACTTCTGCGTTATTGTTTTGCATCTGAAAGTGCAACCATTGACGAGGAAAACGTCTTTTATGATCTTCCCGAACGGGTTGGTCAACAATGTTCGTCTTATCGCCTGGCACTATGATTCTAACAAACGGCTTTTCTTTATACGGTTCTTTGTCGTAAACGTAAAATTCAACGTGCAAATGGTTGTCTGCGCTGTGAATATCGCTGTCTAAGCCCAATTTATGCCCCTGTGATTGAAACCCATGTGGTTGC